AATTTGTAATAGTGCATCTCAACCTCCGACGTATTGCGTAGAGGGAGTTATGGCGGTATTTAGAATCATGGCGTTGCCTCCTGCATGGGCGATGTCGGGGTGAGGGTGTCCCAAAGCATCCTCACCCCCATTCATATCTCAGCGATATTGATCTCGCAAGTCGGCATAAGCGACCTTCGAGTGCTTCCTCATTCCAAGATGATGCAACACGCTTGTGCGGTCCAGCTTCATGATTTGAGATATATCTTCCGGGGTATAGCGATATTTGAAGTGCATAATCGCAATGAACTCGCGCCTTGCATCTACGACTCCGCGTGACCGTGACCCGCTCAGAACGTGATACGGAAGCACATCGTGACGCTTGCACACAGCCTTCATGATCTTGCCCATATTTTCGGGCAGGATGATCTCGTTCAGTTTAATAAGCGGTGCTTGCAGGAACTCCTCAAGGCTCTCAAATTTCAACCTGAACTTCGACTTGTACCTATCGTTATACTTGATGCTGTACATATTCCCTCCATTGTCGTGTTGTGTTAATCATCCTTCGCGCTCGAACTCTTGCGAATCCCTTCCGCGTTAGCTAGGGCGCGGTGGGTCGGTCACCCCCTTCGACCGGCCCACCCTACTTCACAATCTTGGTAACTTCGCGCAACTCTATGTGGGGAAACAAAGCCTTGAAGACCGCCTTTCGCAAAGGCCAGTCAGAGGTGATAAATCCCTTGCAGTCTTCGACCACATTCTTGTCGCCACAAAAGTATTGGAAGTCGGCCTTATAGCCTACGCGACGGCCATTTTCATGCTTCAGTTGCACCCCATTTATCTGAAAATAGAATTGCGGATGCACGGTCAGATGAGTGATGTCGCCCATTCGCTGCATTAGGTGCAACTGGTCGCAACGAGCCGCTTCGAGCTTGCTATCATGGGTATGCAATTGCTCACATACTGTCTTCTTTGCACCGTATTTCACGCAGCTTTCCTATCGATCAATCGGTTGAGGGCTTCTTTCGCAACTTCAAACGTCTCTGCGTATGCAATCTTCTTTCCAATACGCCAGTTGCTAATTGTCCCTGCGCGGACGTTCGCTTCCTTCGCAATCTGATATTGTTTGATATTGTGGTACGCAGCACGGGCGAAAAACTCCCTGATTTCCTCAATTGAAGCTAATTCTTTTTTTGCCATACAACCTCCTTGACATACTCTGATATAGCGTCATATTATGACCCTGCAACTGATAAACAGCAGATGTGTCGAAAGGGAAAGCATGAAAGAATTATTCACAGCGATGGCGGAGGTGTTCCCCAAGATTGAGGGAGCGTTAAAGGATAGCATCAACCCGCATCTTAAAAACAAGTACTCCAGCCTCAGTTCTGTTACGATGGCAATCAAGCCAGCACTTGCAGAGCATGGCCTGTCGTATATCCAGAAGAGTCATCGGGCTGACGGTGGCACTTGCTGCGAAACCATCATCCTGCATTCGTCTGGTCAGAGCATTTCGTGTGGTGAGTATTTCTCGCCAGCCGCAAAGAACGATGCGCAGGGGTATGGCTCATCATTCACCTATGCACGGCGCTACAGCTTATCGGCAGCATTTGGTGTCTGCCCAGAGGATGATGACGGCAATGCTGCATCACAGCCTCCGCAGCGCAATCAGAAGTCAAACGAGAAGATTAGCGCAGAGCAGGTCAAAGAGCTTTTGGCTCTGATCGAGAAGAACGAGCGCGATCTGGTTAACCTGTGCGTTTACCTGAAGATCAACAGCCTTCACGAAATGCCAGCGCATGAATTTGACCGCATCAAAGCAATCGTATCGAAGAGGGCCAACTAATGTTTCTCTATATCGACGTAGAGCAAGGCTCACCGCAATGGCATCAGGCCCGCTGTGGCTCTCTGGGGGCTTCACAGGTCCATGAGGTGCTTGCCAAGACCAAGAGCGGGTATTCGACTGCTAGGGGCAACACCATAGCTAGAATCGCTTCTGAGAGGCTCACAGGGGCTACTCAGGAGTCGTTTAAGAGTGCTGCTATGCAGTGGGGCAATGATACTGAGCCACAGGCCCGGTCAGCCTACAGTTTCTTTACCGGCAATCAGGTGGCCGTCGTTGGGCTATTCAAGCACCCGACAATGGCTGGCACACACGCATCGCCTGACGGTCTGGTGAGCCATGATGGGTTGATTGAGATCAAGTGTCCCAACACCCTCACCCATATCGAAACGCTCGACAGCGACAAGATCGATCCGAAATACATAACGCAGATGCAGTGGCAAATGTTCCTGACGGGTCGTGAGTGGTGCGATTTTGTTAGCTTTGATCCGCGTCTACCGGATGACCTACAGTTGTTCATCAAACGTGTGGATCGTGACCCGGCGCGGATCAAGGAACTCTGCGAAGAGGTCGAGAAGTTCTTAGGTGAGGTCGATCAGATGATGGACCGCATTGAGAAAATCAGGGCCAAACGGGCATGAACACGATTTGGCTGAGAGGTGATCATTATCGCCGCAAAGCTCATGAGTTTATTGCCGACGCACCAGATGGCTGGTGGGTCATGTTTGGACCGCCGTCCCGTTCAAACTTGCAGAATAGAAAGATGCGAGGAATGCTTCGGGACATAATGAACTCAAAGCCGCAAGGCCGTGAGATGTCGGAGGATGATTGGAAAGCGGTCTTTATGGACGCGATTGGTCTGAAGCCACGTTACACGACCAATCTTGATGGTGATGGGATTGTTCATTTGGGATGGCGCTCGTCCTTCATGAGCAAAGAGCAAATGAGCGAAATGATAGAGCTAATGTATGCGTTCGGAGCGCAGCATGGCGTTCAATGGCAAGATAGGAACTAATTATGCAACTTGTGATTATTGATGGGAATGTTGGCCGTGACGCTGAAGTCCGCGAGATGAAAGATGGCACACCATGTGTCTCGTTTACCGTAGCTGTGCGTGATCCACGCAATCGTGAGCAGACCAACTGGTATCGCTGCGACTACTTTGGCAAGCGCGGCATGGCTGTTCAGCCTTACATCAAGAAGGGTACTTATGCTTATCTGACCGGATCATATTCGATTGGTGAGTATGAAGGTAAGACAACGCACAATGTGACGGTCAACGAATTGTCATTCGTCAACAAGGATCGTGACGCAGCGCCGCAGCAGCCGGTAGCACCTGCCCGCAAACCAACCGCACACGATACAGCCAAGCAGAACGGCTACCAGCCGCAAGAGCTTGACGACGATCTCCCTTTTGATTGAGGCTGTCAGGCCATGACAGGGGAAACCCGTCTGGCAGCCTTGCTTTCCACTTAGGCTTGATATACTATCAGGTCTAAGTGGAGGTAATATGGAAGAGATTTGGAAACCAGTGCCAAGTAAACCCGGTATTATGGCAAGCAGCTTTGGTAGGCTTTTATTGCCGGAAAGACAGGCAGAGATGCCCAATGGAGGGGTTCGCTCATATAAGCCAAAACCTACATTCGGGTATAAAGTGAAAGCATCCAAAAATGCCCGCCATCAATACATGGGTTTATGCAATAAATTTTATGGCAACATGAAAATTCATAGGCTGGTCTGCGAAGCATTTCATGGATTAGCACCATTTCCAAATGCCGTCGTTATCCACAATGATGAGGATGCGACAAATAATCGCCCAGATAACCTAAAATGGGGAACTCAAAAAGAGAATCTCAATATGCCGGGGTTCATTGAGTATTGCAGGTCGAGGGTAGGTGAAAACAGCCCACACGCTAAACGTAAGGCTAAACTGAAGGGAAAATAACATGAGCAATCTGTACCGTTCTTACGAAGATTATATTCGGCCAAAGTATCCGAATAAGATTGTCATTCATCGCACCGATAAAAAGCCGGGTGATTTTGTTGTGACGACCAGCAGCAAGCCAGCAGAAAGGGTGAGAGATGCCGGTCAATCTTAATAAGGTAGTCCGTAAGGAGGTGTCCGAAGGGGAGGCCATCAGCCCAAAAAACCGGCGCGATTTTAATGCTGAATTGCACTTAGAGGAGGCATCGTGGAACTATTACGTTGCCATCCTCAAGAGCCGGAGGCTCTTTGGTAAACCTAGCGGTAAATTACTCGAAGAAATTGTGAATGATTCCAAAGAGTTAGGATTGATACGATGAAACGGTTTTCAACAGGATTTGTGATGGGGCTGCTGCTTGGTGCAGTGGCCCCGGTCACGGCTGCAACTCTTGTTGGTGGCACTGGTTATCTGTCCGGCTGGACGGTCACCAAAGACGGTGATGAGATTTGCTATATGCCTTATGTCTGGGCCAGCATTCGGGAGATCGAATGTGACTAACGAAATGGTCGAAGCAATCCGTCAGCAAGCTGCTGAAGAGGAGAGGGTTAAGGTGGTGGCTCGATTACGTTACGGCGTAAAAGAGTTTACCAGCATGGCTAGGGATGATCCCAAGTGGGAGTTGGTGGCCGAAATCTTAAAGGAGGAGGCCGATGTTATAGAGGAAGGAGACTATTGGAATGGTTGAGATAATTATCGGGCTTGCCATAGTTGCTGGCTCTCTGCTGATTGGTTTCACGGTTGGTTATAAGGTCCGTGACCGTGACTATCAGCATCTACTCGAAAACTATCAAACGCTCATTGACCGTGATCCAAAGACTGGTCGATTCGTCAAATCAATGAGAACGCTAAAGAACGACTAATGCGTCCACTATACGAAACACAACAAGACCTAGACCGGGAACGGGAAGCCATCATTAGCCTATGCGCTAAAACAAGCTCCCGCCCGGTCAAATTGCCTATCTCTGCCCATGCTGATTACATGATGGTAAGGGACAATGAGGCCAAGGCTATTGTTGAGGTTAAATGCCGTAAAAACAATCGGTTAGCCTACGACACATACATGATCTCTAAGCATAAATATGAAGGGCTTTTATCGTGGACCAACTATGGTCTTATGCCGATCCTGCTTGTCAGTTGGGCGGATTCTATCGGCTATATACGGCTTCCCTGCCAGCACGAAATCGCAAAAGGCGGACGCACTGACAGGGGAGACGCTCAAGATATTGAGCCAGTGGTCCACATTAAGACCACCGACTTCATACTTATTTAGAGGAAGTACTCGACAGCCGCGAGAAGCAAGCCAGCGATACCGCCGCCTACAAATAGCTTCTTGCCTATGCCGCTCTTCTCAACAACGGGATCAATGATCTTCTGGACAGGAACATCGTCCAGCTTGTCCTTGATCTTCTTCAGCGCAGCTTTCTTGGCAACGCCTGTCAGTTTGCTTTCCATAACGTCCTCCTTAGAGCCAAGAAGCGTACTTCTTGGTCTTCATTTTACGGTCATCCAGCCCATGCGTACCGCCATTGATACGCTTCGTGAGAGCAAGGATAGCCGCATCCGTTATGCCTTGGTCACAGATCGACCAGAGCTTGTTGCGGTCAAAGAACCACAGCGCGGATTCAAAGCAGAGTTCCCCAGCCACAAGGTCCGGGTTCGTCATCACATCAGGCCGTCCGATATAATCAGCGAATGCCTGATAGTTTGACTTGCCGGTAAGCTGAAGAGCGCCGCGACCACGATATTTCCAGCCATCACCAGAAGTCTCATCTCCGTTGCCCATACGATTGGCATAAACACGGTTGGCAATGCGCTCTGGCTGACGTTCGTAGTTCTTAGCCATGCCTTCAGTGGGGAAATACTTGCGGAAGATGCCAAGCAGCCCCTTCGCGCCGTAGTTCAGGTTCTCGCTGAATGCCTTAAAGTTGCCACTTTCGTGAGCCGTCTGAGCAAAGAAATGCGCAGCACGGGCCTTGTTCAACTTATAGTAGGCAGCAGCAGACGCGAGTGTGCCGGGGCCAAACGCACCATCAGCCGTAATGCCGATCTTAGCTTGTAGGTTCTTCAGGCTCATTTTCCTGCACTCCGCCAATCTGGAAAATCATTCTCATCAATTACGCCATCACCATTAAGGTCATAACGCATATCCTTAGCGTGAATTTCCCACGGCTCTAAAACACCATCTCCGTCGAGATCGACAGGCTCATCTAGCTCCAGTTCTTCCTGCACAGGATCTTCAATAGGTGCAGCCATAGGAGCAGGTGGAGGGGTAGGAGCAGCCGGTTCAGGTGCTGGTGCAGGTTCTGGTTCCGGGTCATCCCGATCTTCAGGAGGCGGTGGAACCAACTCACCCTTCATACCCATCAGGGTAGCATAAGAGCCAGCCACAGCGCCGACCACAGAGGTCATGACGTAGCTGAGAAGGCCGAATACGTCCTTATTGTCGATAATCTCGTTTGACACGAATAGGCCAACAATCATGGCGCAGGTGATAGCGACAATGACAAAAGCCATCGTCTTTGCAGCCATCAAAAGCGCCTTAATTCGCGCCTCTAATAGTTTGTCTTCCATATTTACTCCCTTCCGGCGAGTGGATTCGCCAGCGTCTTAGTGATGCGGTCATCAACTTGCTTCTCAAGCTCTTTGATCCGCCTCTGTTGCTCCACATCCTGTGCGCGGAGTTCCTGAATAATAGCACGTTGGGATTGCATTGTCTCCCTTTCGGAAACTTGCGTCCTTGCAGATACCGCGTCAACCGTTTGACGGGTACTCATAACACTACTGCCAACGCTGCTAGAAAGGGCTGACAGATTATCCGATAAATACTTGGTCGTCTCCAAGTTCATGCGGATCATGCGCTCGTTGCTGTCCTGCCGCTCTTTCATCTTATTAAACTCATCGCCCATAGACGCATAGGTGGAGGTAACCTCCTGCATGGTCAGGAACTGCTGGTAGACTTGGAACCCGGCCCAGAGTGAACCGACGACAGTCGAGATCGCCGCAAAGATGATAGCAATCTTGCCGCTGCTTAATCCGCCAATGTTGAAGCTAAATCCGCTTTCATCAAACGCGACCTTCGATTCTTCTTTTTCGTCACTCATATTGGTCCTCCACCATGTCATCCCATGCCTGATCCTGTCCCCTCATCATTCGATATAATGCCAAATTTGCATCCGGTATGCGACGACCCTTGTAGATGTCCTTGGGCTGGTAAAACGGCATATCCGGTATCCGAGCTTGCGTGTATGCCCCATACCCCTCTGGGACCGCTGCAAGTTGCGTCATGACCGCGTTATCTTCTGAGTTCATGTCACCGACATCAGCAGGTGTGCCAGCCGACATCTCATTCTGCATTCCCATGTTGAGCAGTTCCATCTGCTGCGCTTGCCCTACAGGTGTAGTCATATCACCCATGCCGGTGACAGGTGCTGCTGCAAACGTCGGGCCTTCAGTGGGCTGAATAGAATAAGTCTCGCCATTTGTTTCAGTCGTTTTCTGCTGCCCAAATTGCTCGACATATTGAGCATCGGCTTGCGCTAAAAATGCGACGTTTTGCAGACTTGCCTGTAGCACCGTCTCACGGGAGAATGTGTCAGCGTCTTCGATTGCCTCACGCTGAAAGAAGTCCACGTTTTTATCATTGCGAGAATCAGAGCCATTTAAAGCGATTACAGACGCATCGTTTGCGCTTGCGGTACTTACTGCCAAAACTGACGATATAATGCTCTGAGCGGCCTCTAAATCGCTTTTAAGGGTATCTGGGCTATCATCCTTGCGGTCTGTGCGTTGAGTGTCGCTTTGAGATGCGTCAATCGCCTGAGATTTATCCTGAGTTGATGAAGTTGAGATAGTTGACCTGCCATCTTCGGATTTGGCTGCGTCAGATGCCGACTGCGCCTCAGATGCGGATTCAGCAACAGCTTCCATCGCGCCAGATAATTCAGCCTGAGTTATATCATCGGACATAACTGTAGAATCCTGTGACGCAGCCAGAGCAGTGACTTCACTTGGGTCAAGTCGATCCACATCTTCAGATTCAGCAACCTCTTCTGTTTCTGCAACCTCCTCAACAACCGTCTCTTCAGCTTCAACAATCTCTTCAGCAACAGTTACCTCTTCGACAGCAGCCTCAACTTCTTGTTGAATTTCAACAACTTCTTCAGTCTCTTCTTGCGGCGTATCGATTACCACATTTGTGGCATCCTCTTCTGTCATCTGCTCTTGCACAGGCTCATCAACAGTTACCGGGTTATCGATAATATCAGGTGCGCCAGTAGGTGCAATTTGCATTGGCGGCTCTGGCTCTGGCTCTGGTTGGGTTGCAGGTACGCCAGCGATGTATGATGTGTTGTCTAGTACATTAATGTTCTGACCGTAAAAAAGGCTAATGCTGTCAGCCATCGTCGGGCCAGTTAGGCCAGCAGACACGATGTGATACTGGTTGTTCATGTCGCCATAATTCCATTGAATTTTCCCATCAGGGAACAAGGCAATCTCAAATGTGTTTCTTAGGTTTGTGCCGTATTCGTATGTATTATACCAACCAAATACGGCTGCATCTGAACTGCTACGGTAATAAGGGTTTCCGCCACTAATCAGGTCAGACCATGATGCGTAAATCGCATTGCGCGGAGCTTGCTCTATAGGCATCCCATTGCAGCAAAGATGGTTGTTGCTTTGGAATGAGATAAACCCGTTGGTCGATACCCATGCAGAGGTAAATGTCTGGCCGAAATACTCAAACGGGAACGCAAACTGCACAACGCTTGTGCTGTCATCGCCACCATTGATCGGTGTCATTGTCTGGGGTGAACCAATGAATTGAGGCGGAATCAAGACCGGATTGTAGTCTTGCGCCGCAACAGGCCAGCAGATCAGCGCCGCGAGGATGACTTGGGCTTGTTTTCTTCCCATGCCGCTGCCGCCTCTTTGCCAATCTTGCCTTCATACGGGCAAGGTGTGCCAGCCATCTTCATGGCATCAAATACGCGCTCATCCTGACAGAGCAGTGACACAGCAGCTACCCGCATACCCATGTCGTATAGCGTCTTAGATAGCTTCAGGGCTTCGCAGTTCTTGTCGCGCACAGTCTTGCCAGCAGAGAAGCCGAGAATTTGCGTCTGCACAGCCCCAGAGACCCCAGAGGTGCAGAGGTCTTGGCTGTAGCTCATTATAGACGGCGCAATGGCTGAAGGAGGAGGTGACTTGATATTTTGATCGATTACCTGCCGATTCACGCTTTCGCTGTAACTGGTAGACTTACTATCATTTACATTGATGTTGTTGTTCTGATTGACATTTGTGTTCTCTGATACCGACGTATTCTGGTTGACGTTGGTGTTGGTGCTGACAGAGCGACTGTCGTTGACGTTCGTGTTCACGTTAAGGCTCTCGCTAGTTGAGACATTCGTGTTCACGTTTGTATTATTCGATGTGCTGGTTGAGGTGCTATCGTTGTAGTTGCGATTGGTATTATCGCTCGTCGATAAGCTGTTGTTTTGATTGATGTTTGTGTTCGTCGATGTTGACGTATTCAAGTTGGTATTCGTCGATGTCGATGTGCTGACGTTGGTGTTCAGGTTCTCAGACGTAGACGTATTCACATTGTTATTGTTGTTCGTGTTCGTCGATGTCGAAACGTTTGTGTTTAGATTTGTATTTGCCGACGTACTAGTGACGGTGCTGGCATTGGTGCTGTTCACTGTCTGATTGACCGTGCTGGTCGAGACATCGGTATTAAAGTTGTTGTTGGTCGCCGTGCTGGTAGACGTATTCGTGTTCTGATTGATGTTCGTAGCGGTCCCAGATTGCACATTATTATTCGTGTTAATCGATGTGCTAGTAGACGTATTTACGTTGTTATTCGTGTTGACGTTCGTCGATGTCGCCGTGCTGGTCGATGTCGAGACATTGTTATTGTTGTTCGTGTTCGTGCTGGTAGCCGTCGATGTAGACGTATTCACGTTCGTATTAGCATTTGTTGCTGTCGAAGTTGTCGTCGTGTCGTAGACGTAGTTGGTGGTCTGGGCGACCACCATGCTAGACCAGCCGACTGCAATGAGAACGAGAAAGCGTTTATTTACCACGATCCGCCACCTGCTGTAATCGATCTTCGATTCGCAAGAGGTGCGTCATCATCGTATCAAAGCGACGATCAATAGAGTCGAATTTCTCGTCCCCAAATTGAAGACGCGCTTCCAGTTTCGTCAGACGGGTGTTCAGATTGGTCCACACGCCAATCAGACCCCCTACAAAACTTAAAACCGTCACTATCGTATTGATGTCGATTTCCACGAATAAGCTCCAGATTCGACTTTAGACGCTCGTTATCTGGTTCGTGTAATACAGCATTTTGAGCTTCAATGACAGCATCTTCTTGCAAGCCAAGGTGGTAGGCAGAGATAGCCGCCATATCATGTAGTTTGGCTCCCCAGACTGACGGATCACAGGTATAGACCAGCGCCTTATCCGTAATCTTTAGCCCTGATTTGGCGGCATGGTGGCAGGTGTCCCAGTCATTGAGCCGATAGGCTTGCATGGCTAGATCAGCCCAAGGCTCACGGGTGTTAGGTGCTTCAGCCGTTGCCCGACGCAGCCACTTCATTGCTTCCCATGTCTCGCCACGCTCCGCATAACTCTGGCCCAGCAACCGCATCGCATAGCAACGCTCATTAGGCCAATCAGCACCCGGCATATCCAAGTAGCTGTGCAATGCCCCTATAGCCTCCTCCCAGAGCCTGTAGAACGTCAATTCACGGGCAAAGTAGAACGCATTACGCGGACAGGCTGGGTCTTCCTTCACAGCCAGCCGGAGAAGGTCCAGATATTGCCCACGGCTCTTGGTTGGATCAGGCAGGTGACGCACTAGCAGCTTGTCGGTGTGAGCATAGACCTCAGTGATCCGGCCATCAGGCACAGGATACTCATGAACAGGATGATGGAAGCGATAGCCGTTCTTCGCAAATATCTTCTCATAGTAGAACGTGATGTCGCATCCCCAATCAAAGAGATACCGAAGCCGTGTTGTCTCAGGTGTCCAAACACGCTCGATCTCCTCACGCCAACCCGGCTCAAGCACTTCGTCTAAGTCTAGGCTAATGATAACGTCCACATCAGCCGGTATAAGCGCCAGTGCGGCATTGCGGGCCACATCAAAGCGCCAAGGCTTTACACTGATGTCATAAACTGTAGCGCCGCATTTATGGGCAAGTTCGGCAGTGCCATCATCGCTACCAGTATCTGCGATGACGACATAATCAGCATCCGCGCATGATGCCATGAACCTCTCAACGAATGCAGCTTCGTTCTTTGAGATTGCGCTAACAGCGATTTTCATAAGCCCCTTCCTCTTATGATTTAACTAACCCATTCTTCCGTCGGAGCTTCAGGCCACACAGGAGCCAGAAGGTCCATGTCACGCAGGGCTTGGCGATAATCAGCAAAAGCCGTCTTGCAATCAGCCGTCAGGTTAACGTCTGCAAGCTGCGTCCAATCGCACAGAGCCAGCTTCGAGTTACGCACATTGCGGTTACCAGCCTTTGTGGCTTCATCCTTAGCCGTTAGCTCGTCAGCAGAAAGGCTTTCCACGGTCACAGCGTAAACGTCACCGCCTTCGAGATAGGCTTCGCAGGAAACCAGCTTCTGCGTGGCAGCATCGTGCGCCTTGAAATAGGTTACTGGAACAAGGTTGTTCTCAGCCATCCATTCAGCTTCAGGCCCAGAGGCAGGGAACGATACGTTAGGGAACAGGACGTATAGATCACCCGTCTGTTCGATGGCTCCATTATTTACGATAGCGACAATCATTTTTGCCTCCAGTTACTTATTCGGGAATGCCGCTGTGGGCGGTGTGAAGTTAGCAGTGTAGCGGGCTACGCCTTTAGTGATGCGAAGGTCGTCGATGTAACCATTGAGAT